TCAATAACGCGAGTACCACTAACAGTGGCAGACAATTGCTTCCTCACTTCATACATGGGCTTATTTAATGTTGACGAAAACCGCGTAGTGCTTGCAACATAATTTGTGTCAGCGGCCGTCTTAAATTCACCACGCCACATAATCATGAGCGGATTGGTGGAACTGCCACTGCACAATGCAAAGCTCCACTCAATAGGAACAAATCCCGGCGCTGTCGCGCTTCCGAGGTTAAATTGGCTATCGCCGCCACCAGTTGTTGAACAATCAACTGTTCGACGATTCAATGCAATGTTGTATGCAGCTTGAGCTCTAGATAGATCACGCCTGCTATTGCCTAGTGCAGCACTTGCTGTTACATAAGCAACAACTGCTGGGTGCGAAGACGTGGTGCCAGATGGTACTGGCGGTCCATCATCCACTCCCGCTACCGGAGGACCTGCATAGCCACATTCAGCCCCTCGATAGTCCCAAATGCAATAGTTCTGAGTGATGATACGCTTGGGCAGCTCCAGCCCCTCCAGATCTAATGCACTAGAAAGCTCAAACGACACCAGTTGATTGTTCTCTGCAATTTTCCGCTCAATAAAGAAAATATCAGTGGGAAATTCTGAATTGAGATCTGCCGTTGGCATGCCGCCTAAATATTTAGCCAGCGTTCGACGGCGCACAACTTTGGCGCCCACTAAATCATCGAGCTCGCCCAGTGCTTCCGTGAATGTATTGAAGATATTTGCAACGGTCATTGTGGGGCGCGGAATTTGCCCTTTCGTGCCTCGATCAAAACCTTCTGCAACAATTGGCAACGGTTCATAAGTGACAAGCGTTGCGCCAGACCCCGTGGCTTTCCAACGCAATTTATTGCCAGATGAATCAGTTTGATTCGTGAAATAAAACTTGTTAGCGCCCACTCCAGTTGTAATTGGCGTGAGATCTAGTTCAAATAGCTCAACAATGGAATCGTGCCAGCTAAGTAGCACATCATCTTTAATCGCCATAATGCCTCAAGAGCGAAAATCGTACACTCGCCTCACCGTGAACGATATTACATTCCCATTTGGCCCAATCACTTCCCACGTCCAATCATTGGGCTCAAGGCGATATTTGTACACTGCAGTGTCTTGAGGGAACTGCGCATAGAAAAAATCGCCCTTCAAGCTAGAAAAAGCATCATCAATTTGTTGCGCCAGCGTGTTGGAAATAGGGCGAGTGCGTAAATCGTATGAGCGAATATCAGAATTGATGCCATCAGGGGCCACTTGCTCGTAGCCATTGCCAAATACCACGCGCCGAACGCGAACACTTCGCTTAACGGCAGTGCCATATTCAAAAATGCCACTGGCCGCTGTAGCCCCTGAGAACAATGTGGGTTGAGGCATGTTTAACGACGAGACGAATAAATAATGCCGCCAGGGCGAACTTCACGCAGAATGACATCCTTAACTGCAGCATCAAGCTCGCGACCAAGCTTATTGCCGCCGCTGCCAGACATTGAAGACTGCGCTTGGCCGTTGCTTACATTTACTGTAATGTTAGTGGCAATGTTATTACCGGTGCCCTGCCCCAAGTCAACAGGGATGCTTCGGCCATCAGGCAACGGCACCACCGCCTCGTTAAAGCGCCCCTCGCCGATCAAGCCCAAAGTGGGACCAGTCACTGTGCCTCCATTGGCAAAGGCTTGGAAGCCGCCAAGCAGGACGTTGCCATTAGCGTTGGCAACAGGAGTGAAGTCCATTGTCTGAGGATTCCATTGGAGCCCCTGTGAGGGGGCTCCCGCAGGTGCGCTACCGCCTCCAAAAATGGAAGCCACCAGGCCAATGGCCTTCATTACCATCCATTGGGCAATCATCTTAGCCGCCATGTCAATAAACATTTTGCCAATATTTTTGAACAAATTACCAAGCCCCGCTTGCACCGAAGATGCTCCGGTGATAATGTCACTGAAGGACTGAGCAAAGGCGTCGCCAATGCCTTGAGCAGCAGAAACGAGAGCGTTAACTGGATTGGTAAGTTCCGCCAGTTTTACTTTTGCCTCATCAAATGCTTCCCGAGCAATAACCGCATTGCTCTTGGGCTGCAGCAGCAAACCTTGACGGCCTTGTTCTTCTGCTTGCTGCCCAGGAATGCCAGTCGCCGCGCCCGCACGAAGACCTAGCTGTTCTTTCAATAGTGCTAAGTATTTATCTTGCTCACTAGTGCGATTTTTCATCGCCTCTAACATGGCCACTTCAAGCTGCAATTCTTTAGTTTTTAGGTCAAATTCTTCCCTCACTTTTGCGAATTTGTTTTCAACCTCAATCGTCGCCTTAGCGAGTGCCGGGTTAACTCCACTGCGCAGCAGTTCTTCATAGCGCTTTGTGTTCTGAAGCTCTTGAGTGCTTTCTTTGCGAATATCCTCAAGAGCATCGGATTGCTTTTGAAGGTCTTCAATAACGATCTTTCGCACATTGGCTTGCATTTTTTCAAATGCAAGCTGACTGTCGACGCGCAGTGCTTCGATCTTCAGCGCTTTTTCCGCGTCTGGAATGTCTTCCAGCTTCACCATGCGCACCTTGCTGGCAATTTCCAGCATGTCTCGCTCGTATTCAATGCGATTCACCGCAAGGTCATTGCCGCTAAGACGTGCCTCGATAATCCGCTGATCAATCGCAAAAAGTTCTTTCGCAAGACGCAAGCGTTCTTGCAATTCAGGAATTTGACTTTCTCGTTCTTTTCTCTCTCTTGCGGGTTTACCGGGCGCAAGGTCCACTTTTTCCAGGGTGGGAGTAGGCGCCGTGAAATCCCTATTTCTATATGCATACTCTGCTTCCGAAAGCAATCCTTGTTCACGTTGCAATACCCCCTCTATCAAATATGCTGGAACAGACCTCTCAAAGGATCCAACACCGCCCCCCCTTGTGCCTCTTGTGGTCACAGGAAGTCCCATTTCTTTTAATTGCTTTGCTTCTCCGGCGGTACCAATCTTTCCGCCTGCTTTTTGTATTTTTTGAAGCAGAAAAATATTTGATTGACGTTGGCGTTTTTCTGACACAAGCTGAGTATCGCTCATGTTGCGAATAGCATCGGTTGCTTCCAGCGCCTTTTTTCTTGCATCAGCAAGTCGGTTTGCAACTTTACCAATGTGAGCGGCAAGGGCTTCAAGGCCCATCAGAATGCCGCCAACAACCAAGCCGGTCAATGCCAACCTGAAAGCCCTTGCGGCCATTTCTGAGGTTTTCATTGCGACAGCCATTGCCGCCAGACTGCCCCTCAAGGTGGTAGCGCTACGTGCCGCAGAAATCAATGCGGCAACAACTTGGAAGCCCATCACTTTTGCATAAGCTTGAGCCGCGATCATCCCGAGTCCGATCTTGATTGCAACATCAGCAAAGAAACCACCTATTGGATTATTGACCACTCGCGAGAAGGCTTCGGCAAGCGTCAAAACAAACCGGCTTAACAGTGCAAAAGTTGGCGCCAGCTTTTGCACGATGGTGCCAACGGCAGTCAATACTTCGCGCACGCTTTGCATGGTGTCATACAAGGCGCGAGCATTGCCATCAAGCATATTTGCGGGCCCTTGATTGCCCGTCATGGCTGCACTAAATGCAGCAATTGCTCGCGTAGCGTCTTCAACAACTGTCTGCAATGCGGGGAAGGCACTTGCCGCGATCAAGTCAACTAGCGGCTCAAATGCTTCATACATACGCTGCACTGAATTTTGCAGCCCGTTCATTGCACCTTGAAGTGTGTTGGCGGCATTGGACGCAGCGCCACCAAAATCACTGTTCATGATCTTGGCGACATTGCGCAACACTTGCGCCATCGCTTCGCCCTTAAATGCCCCGTCCTCCATTGCCTGGGAGAACTCTGGGATGCTCATTTGAGCGGCACGAGCAAACAATGCAAGAGAACCAGGGAGCACGTCGCCAAGCTGCCCCTTCAGTTCTTCACTCATGATCTGACCCTTGCTCGCCATCTGAGCAAAGGCATAGTTCACGCGATCAACCTTGTCAGCGCTTAGTCCAAATGTTGCCGTGGCTTTACTAATGCCTTCAAATAGCCCTTCAATTTCCCCTGCGCTAAAACCAGCGGGAGCCATCGATGCATAGAGCTTTACAAAGCCGTCGCGAGCACTCTGCAACGGTACATTAAAGCGAGTGGCAAGATCATCAATAAATGCGAAAGAACGGTCGGCATTGGAAACACTACCAGTGACCGCTTCTAGTTGATTATTGATTGTTTGAATGCCCTTGGCCACGTCAAAAGCCTGCCCAGGCAGGCTTGTGAAAAACGCTAGAGCCTTATAGGCGGTGCCAAACAGCAATACTTGTTTTGCTGCATTGGCAAATTCCCCACCAAGCTCACTCACCGCTCCCGCCAAAGGAAGCCGTGTCTGATTGAAATCAGCTCCCAAACCTTTGATTCCGGCGGCTAATTTGCCAGCCTGAAAGTAGCCAGGAGGAAGGGCTGATGATAGGGCAGGAGCAGCCCGAAATGGCACAATTGCACCACCTCTTGCTGGTTGCGCAAACGGCCGATACGGGCCAGCAGTGCCACTGCCGCCAGCTCCTAGCACGCCGCCTCGCGGCTCCATTGCCAACACCGAAGCGGCACGCGCTGCAGACCTCGCATAAGCTTCTTCGATTCTTCTTTGCAGAACAGCTCCTCTGTCTTCCGGGCCTCCGTAAATAGACGGCTCCCTTCCAACTCCCGCCGGCAGCAAGCCACGAATCACGGAGGGAGGTAGTGCTTGTCTGCCGATCTCCCTCACGCTCACCCGCCGAATACGGGAATTCAAAGAGTCAACAAAAGCAAATGCCGCATTCTTCAAGATCCGGTTGAGATCTTGACCAATCTGCGGAGGCAAAAACCTTTGGCGAGCGAAAGCATTCCCCGGTAAAGCTCCTGGAATAACACCAGCAGGCAAAGCTCTTCCCGTCGCCGAAGGACCAATAGAAGGCCCAGGTGGAACCGTTGCCGGGAAGTCAATGCTGGGTAGAACTCTGCGTTGTGCTGCCTGTTGTTTCAGATACTCTGGATCAACGCCAGCCATCCAGAAAACAGCCCGCGCAACTTTGTCAAGAAAGACATTGTTAGTCTTCCTTGGCTGACGCATCCTCATTTCAAGGTTGCCGAGGATGCTTTCCATTGCAACATCGTCCAGTTGCAATAATCGTTCGCGCATTGCAGCGCCGGTCCTGAGCCCGCTCCTGCCGGAAACGTTTCCGCGCTGAAGCATGCTTCTTAGTTCGGCATTGTTGGCACGCTCTACCGCTGCCTCAAACTGCGTTCGCCTGCCTGCCTGAGCGGCTCCTGGCATATTGCCGCCAGACAAGCCTTGTTTGCGCATGTATTCATATAAACCCGCCGCCCCTGTTTTGCCCGCCGCAAAGCCACCTTCCTCTTGATATTTAACCTTGACAACAATGGCGTTCTTTACGTCATTGCGCAGTGCTGTAATTTTGCTCTGCAGATTATCAATCCGCAAAGACGCCGCGGCAACGGCGCTGTCGTTGATGTTGATCCTATATTCCCTTCTTGCAAACAGCCTTTGCAGTTCGTTTAATTCACGATCTATCGTCTGCCTGTGCAGCTTAATCTTGATCGGAGCAGTGAATTCAGACGCGGCAATGCGGCTAAGCTGTTGAAGCTGTTGACGGAAATAAACCAGATCAAACGAGACGCCAAGCCTCAGTTCCGCAGCCATCTACGCCAGTCAACTATTATCCTTGCTTAAGTGTAGCTTTTATCAAGCCACAACTACTCTTCCGGCCGCATTGATGCGGCCTTCAGTTCGTCAGCCAATACTGCTAACAACCGTGCATCTACCTTGCGTGTTTTCAGCAGTCGCTTAAGGACCATCGCGCTCTCATCTGTAATTCCAGTCTCTTTTTTCAAACGACGAGTGTCAAATGGTAAAAAGTCTTCAGGGGAAATAGAAGACTTCTTGCCTCCCAACGCAGCGGCAACCATTGTTGCCATCTTCGCCACAGAAATGCTTTGAATGTTGGCCTGAGCAATATCATGCTTTTCGAGAAATTTCAATGCAGCGAGCACGTCCGATGTTCGCTGCATCGCGAAATTTGCCGAAGACCATCTATCGTCCTTCAATACTGATGCGTTTAGACGAAAAAATATTCCATTCCAGTCCGTCAAGCCTTTAAGAAAGCGCCTTGCAGTTTTCTCTAGCTGCTCTGTTCTGCTTCCGCTGGCTTCTTCTTCGCTTTTTTTGCTTGTGCTGCTTTCACCTCCTCGTCTTGCTCGTCCGCAATAAACTCCAGCATTTTTGCCAGCAACGGACGTGTCATTGTTTTAGTGTCGTCAATAGACCAGTCAACAAGAGCTGTCCATTCGCCTTCCACAAGTCCTTCACCACGGCAGCGCATAAACGTCGTAATCAAACGCGCATTGGACTGCTCAGCGGAAATGCCGCTGTTCATCATGCTCAACGTTTCTTCGGTATATTCCGACAGAAGCTCGGTCTCAGAGCCCATTCCTCCCTGCAACAGTTCAAAGGCTTCATCTAGTGAGATGTCTTTGGATGCCGCAATCTTCTTGGCCAATTGGACAGCCTTGATGGTGCCTTGACTTTGGCTTTTTGAGATTTCTTCTTGTTCAATACTTTCCGCAACAAGCCATCCGCCATGCTTCTTTAGTCGAAGGCTGGCTGTCAGCTCAAAATACTTCTGTTCCTCGGAAGCGAGCAGAAAGCTATACCGGCTCATGATTAAGAATGGTCAATGGGATGTTGAACGCCTTGACTTTATCGCCTCTAGAGCGAAGTTCCTCCGGCAGTTCAATCAAAAAAGAGTGGGAGTCGTCTGAGATTCTAATACTGGCCTCGCTGTAGGAAAAAGTGCATAAAATTCCCGCTTCAAGCGTGGGGCCGTCCACTCTTCCATTAATTACATGCACATGGCCACACGAGCTGTGCAGATAATCAAAACTTCTACCTTGTACCGAGATTGGATGCAATGCGAGACATTAATTTTCGTTTAATCATACTTCCATCAAACAAACCAGGATCGCTTAGTTCATCTGTCCATTTTCTGGGGTCAACCGAGTGAGGTCCACGTCCTTCGTGTACATACCAGGCGTATTCTTCCCCGCTTGAATTTTTTGCATCCCAATGCCAGTCAGCTCTTATTTCAGTAGTGCCGTTGGTCACCTTTAGTGACTCAACTCCACTGTTATACAACTCTTGCGTATCGACAATGTCGCGAGGGCCAGGGCCTACCGTTTCTCCATTCCTGCGTTTAGTAACTGCGTCATACGGCCACTTGCTTTGGAAGAATTCTTGTGCCCAGTATTCATCGTTTACGTCGTCTTCCACCCAATCAACAAAAGCGTCAACCAGCGCAGCCTCGATTAAATTGGCGCCAACAATCCTTGTAATACCCGCCATTTATGTCCACTCCGGTCTTTTGTATTGAAAAGCAATGTCGATGTCGGGAATAATAAATCTGGCGTATTGATACTCCCTATCGCTAGCGGGGAAGCCCCGAACTGAAGCATCGGGGAAGTGCCGTAACAGCCTGTCCACGGCAGTCTCCATTGATTCGCTACCAGGGTCGTACTGCGATAAAACCACCTCCCATGCCTTTCGCATCTCCACCATGCCCATTAGCGGCCTGCTGGAACGAGACGGATACTGACGCATTGATACTTCCAGTCCAGTCACCTTCCAGTTTTTAGGCACGCCATTCTTGCCATCCACCCAAATGGCCGACTTTACTTGCCCGTTTGGCAATGTGTAAGTGCCAATAATGTCCGCCAACAATTCAGTGATCGTCTGACGCAGTTGAAGGATGTCCATATCAATAAAATAGCCCCCTTTCGGGGGCTAGTGAAAGAACTATGTTGGAGATGATCAGGTGTTGGGAGCACCGTTGATGCCAGGGATGATCGTACCCGACACGGTTGTGCGACCCACGCCAACAGCACCACGGCTCATCAGATCAAAGGTGAGCTCGACAAGGTTGTCAGCAGGATAGCTTTCGCTGTAATTCATCACCGTACCAGCAAAACAGGTGAGGTCATAAGTTTGACCGCCGTTGTGCTTAAAGATTTCAACGTACAGTTCAAAGTCTTTTTCGCTACGGCCACGCAGCACCACATCCAGGGCCTCGTCGTAGCCAGTGTCGACGATGGCGCTGTCCAGATCCTTCTGGAAATAAGTGGTGATCGAAGCCTGTGCGCGAGTAGTGGTCTTCACGCTGTCAGCAAAACCACCGTTGCCCAGCAGGTAGTATTCCTGCTCAGCATCGTTGATGCTCACGGTAGCGTTGGTCACGCCACCCAGGAAATACATGCTCGG